AGTCACTGACAGGCTGTTTAAACGCCCAGTCTGTAGCGTCATAACTCATGCTTTCCCTTTCCAAAGCGTCTCGAATTTATCCACAGAAAGATGCACACACGGCTCGTCGTGGTGGTCTTTCCCTTTAGGGTTGCGCCGTTTTGGGTAGCTTGTACCCTCATTCTCATCTGTCAATTTCAGATAAGCACACTCATCAGCCCATTGAACAACAAAAAAAGAAGGCAGGCCAGTAAACTCCGACATGAGCAACATATTTTTGTATTTGTTCAGCGTGATAAAGATTGTGTCAAAATCGTGGCGCGGTGTTGAGCGCACACGGATTTCGCAAAACGCCTTGCCTTGCGGCACACCATCAATGACGCCTCTGGTCAAGATGAAGTCGGCATAGCTGTAGCCCATCATCTTTTCAGATTCGCAGTCCCACATTTTTTCAACCCGTTCAATGATTTTGATTTCATTTTCTAGGTCATCTTTGTATTCATATTTCCAACTCATATTAGCCACTCCCTCATAATTGCCAGACCGACATCAAGGTCACAGGTCAAAGGCATGACTGCATTGCCTTCGGTCGGCCAACTAAATTGGTCGCTGTCAGACGCCCAGTCCGAATTGACTGCATAGACAGGCAGGGTCACACGGATAGGCTGGCGGTCATATTTCCAAATCAAAACAGGGATTGCTTCAGCTTTGGCGGCGGCGCGTTTAGCCTGAACCCACCAATCCTTTGCAAACCAGTTGCCTGACTTGTAGCGTTTACACTCGACCAAAAACGGCTCTAGGAAAATGTCCCCAAGGTCAGCGTCTTGATATTGAGATAAGTTGCGCTTCAAGTCATCTACGCCAAATTCTTCGCGCAATATCTTCACGCAAGAATTTTCAAAATTGTGTCCCTTATTGCGCGAGAGCTTCGACATCTTCAACATCCAATTCTGGCACGAAGTCCAAGGCGTTCACCTTGTTCTTGCTGACCTTGGTGATGATGGCAATGCGGTAAAGCGATGGGGTGGTTTTCTCATTAATCCATCGGTTCGCGCAGGGTTGGGTGACGCCGCACAGCTTCGCCAATTTGTAGGACGAGATGCCCTTGGCTTCACAGTATTCTTTGAGTTTCATTGTTGTCTCCTTTGTTAACAATGCGGATACATTATCATGTTCGTTCTGAATGGCAAGTGAAAAAAAATAAAAAAGATGCTTGACACGCATTGGGGGATGTGTTATAGTTATCACAAGAAGTCGGAAAAGGCCAGTTGTTTGAAACTTAAATAGTAAAGGGAAATGATATGAAACATCATGTTATCACGCAAGAAATCGTGAACACCGTAAAGCAAATGGAATACGAGGTGTTCGAGCTTTTAAGCGGCAATGATTTCGACGAGCGACTAGAGCGCATTGAAGATTGTGCGAGAGAAATTATAGGGCTAAAGGAAAAGCTATAATATTTTCGATAACAACGGCGGGGGCGGAAGCCCCCGTCACTCAAAGGAGAGAGATATGAGAACATTAGAGGAAGTAAACAAGAAGCATGACCAACGCAAAGAGTTTAAGGCGTTAGTCAAAGAGCTTGGGCAGAAACGAAAAGATGGGGAGATTACCCCAGAGGAATATGCCAAGCGGTTCGAGGATTTCGAGCGAACACTTTAACAAACAGGCGGGGGCGAGAAATCGCCCCTGCTATTTTTTTTACTTAGATGCGAAAAAAGTATTGCACACCGATTCGGCCTGTGCATAATGGGGATAGGAAAAGGACAAGGGAATGACAAAGGAATTACCAAAACATCTGGCAGATGCCAACCTGACTTACGTTTCTCATAGCCAACTTGAGAAGCCTGCTTGCCTTCGTATCTTCGAGTATCTGTATCTCAAGGACGAGCGCAGGGACATACCTGCTGGCGTTCCAGCTACGGCAGGTGGCGCGGCGCATGACGCAATCCAAGCTGTCGTGTGCGATGGCCTAGACATTGACGAGGCAATCGAGGCAGCGTGTAAACGCATCCAAGAGCATCAGCCAATCAGTGAGCTTGATGACCTGAAGCGCATCCAATACATCGAAGATGTTGAGCATATTGTCCGCAACGGTGTTGCTGAAATAGAAAAACTGGAGGGCTAAACCATGAATAAAGAGATGTTGGAGACGATAGAAGAGGCCGCTGAAATGCTTGTCGTCTTGCGTGACAAGATAACTGATGGCGAAGAGATGGGCATTGACGAGGCAGAGGCGGCAAATCACTACGCTCAAAAGATTTTTCGTAACGTTCTAAATGGGCGGCGCGGATGAGTAAGGGGAAATTCACAGCAGAGGAACGCATTAGCCTTTATCATCCAGCACTCGAAAAGTCTGGGTTTGAGATAATGGGATTTGTTGACCTGACTGGCGACAGAATACTGGTCGAGATTAAAACCAAGTGGAACCCGCTCGGCCCACCACGCAAGGATGGCTCGCGCTCATTCCGCAAGGTCAAGACACCAACGCGCCCCGACCCGTCACACGTTAGACAGGTCGCTATTTATTGGGCGGCGACAGGCAAGATGCCCTACCTCGTCTACATCAACACTGAGGGAGCAGTCACCTTCTCACACGAAAACTGTGACCTGCTGACAGTCGAGTCTCTCTCTCATCACTTTAATCAAATCCTGCACAACGCAGTAGTGTGGGAAAACCTGCTGACTATCAGCACCGACCCGCAGGTTTTGAAATACTGGGTGCAACCAAACTGGGAAGATTTCAGATGGCGCTTTATGCCAGACGATTACCTACAACAAGCAAAGGAGCTATTTAAGATATGAAGGAATTAGCAACAGCATTAGCAAAGGCACAGTCGGAATTTACCACCGTGCCGCAGAGTGGGTTCAATCCACACTTCAAAAATAAGTTCAGCACGTTCCAAGACCATGTGGACGCCGCCCGACCTATCTTGGCGAAGCACGGTCTAGCAGTTTCTCAAATGCCAAACATGATGGCTGAGAGTGACCGCTTCGTGCTGACAACAATCCTCATGCACGAGAGTGGTGAGTCGATTGTTTCCAACCAACCAATCTTCTCGATGAAGCAAGACGCGCAGTCAATGGGTAGCGCAATCACATACGCAAAACGATATGCGTATGGCGCAATCCTTGGGATGGCATCTGGCGACTTTGAGGACGATGGCAATGCGGCTACCGCACCTGCCAAACCAACACCAGCCAAAGCAAAGGCTACCAAGAATCAGACCATCGCAGAACGTGTAAACGCTACACAGCATGTCGGTGAACTGATGTCTCTCTATGAAGAAGTGAAGGGACAACTAGGAGAGGGTGACACAGAGTTATTCTCAAAACGTAAATCAGAGCTTACGAAAGGATAATTGATATGAGCTATGATAACACAGGGAAAGTCAGCATGTGGTCAAACGAAAGCTACACGGCTGGCGGAAAGCAACCGCGTCTCAAAGGCACGTTGTACGCGCACCGCGACTACAAAGCGGGTGAGCCAATCGACATCGCGCTGTGGGATAACGCAAGCGAAAACCCACGCGCCCCTGCCCTGACAGGCAAGGTCGAAGACAAGCGTGAGGCGCAAGCCCCACAAGCGCAACCAGAACCAGCACTCGCGTCAAACGAAGTGCCGTTTTAGGGAGACAGTAAGATGAGTGGGACAGCTTTCAAATGCGGACGATGCGATGGGTCAGGTGTCTTGCTCATCAATGTTTCTAGTGACGGGGAAGGCGGGAGCTTCATCGAGAAGCCCTGCCCGACCTGCGAGGGGAGAGGTATTTTGACCAAAGCAGAATTGATGACGCAAGAGGCTGACTATACCCTAGAGGATAGCCAGTTCTTGCCCATGCCGCTAACAGGAGCGTTTCGTGTCTATGTTGATGGCGTTGTATATCAGCGAAAGATGACTGCACGACAGTTACGCAGATTGGCGCAGTACGCACTAAACGTAGCAATCGAAACTGAGCAATATGAAGGGAACGAAGATGCAAATTAAAGTAGACGTTGAAGTAAATCTTGAGGAAGAGCTAGAGACAATCGCACTCACATCTGTCATTGATGCGGTGGGCGAAGTGTTCCATGTTCCAAAGCGTGAGATAATGTCCAAGGCTCGCCCTGCTTATCTGGCTCAGACACGGTTCGCCATTTACTACTTGGCTTGGCTGTTCACCAATCGCAGCTTGCCCAGCATTGGGCGGTTCATGGGGCGCGACCACACCACAGTATTGCACGGGCGTAATCGTGCCATTGAACTGATGCGGACAAACCCAGAGTATAATGCTCGCGTTGAAGCGGCGAAGAACCTCGCCTTTCAGGTCGAGAACAAGAGACTAGAGGACGTGCGGAAACTAACCGATGAACTTAAAAAAGAAATTATCCAAACAGCTATTGAAGCAGGAGCTTCAGGCATGGAGAAAAAGAGCCTTGCGAGCAGAATACAAGTTGATGCAACTGGCGGCAATACCGAGCGACAGCCCAGCGTGGAAGGAGTTTAAGGAATTCAAGGCAAGGCAATTATTATCTGAGTTTCTTGTTGACACAGATGATGCAGAGAAGTAATCTACATATATATTGAGAAAGGGAAAAATCAATGAGTTACAAAGACGAAAATCATTACGAAGGTGATTACGACACCATAGCGACATGGGATGAAATGTCTGCTGTGGCGTCAGCCATGGAGGAGATTAGCGGAGAGGACACATTCACGCTGGACTATCCGACAATGTTTTATGGTGACGACCAAGACATTCCGTTTACCGATTCAGACTGGGAGAAAATATCCACGATGACTGACATCCCCAAGGGGCTTTGCTTGGTTATCGCGCAGGAGTACCTGCACGACGAGGGACGAAACACAATGGACTTGGCAGGTTAATCATGGAAGAAGAAATCAAACCCAGAACACTGGCCTATTTGCGTTCCGCGCCTGAGCCAGAACACGCCGCAGAGCTTTGCGTCTTGGATGGTGACTACTACACTGTCATCTGCATGTCAGACCAAGCCCTGCTCAACATGGCTCAAAAAGCCACCGCTATCATGGCAGAGAGAAACTTTTTCAAAGGGGAAGACAATGAATGAGTACGAGCTAAAAGAATTTGAACTGCAAAATCTGGAGCTAAAAGACTACAGCTTCGAGACAGATGAAGACCTAGAGAACGCCATGAGAGCGCAAGCAGTAGCCCTCATTGAGTGTGCTGAGACTGTCGCCAAGATGAACGAGACAATCGCAGGTGCCATCGCAACAATGCACCCAGACGTGGAGAATAAGTTAGAGGGTACAGCTTCTATCCTGTCTCAAGTGTTGCAGTCATTACATCACCGCAAGGAAGAAAGAAACTCCAAAAAGTAGAAATAGTATTCGCGCTCTACGACCCCCTCGTGAGCAGAGCGCGTGTGAGCCAGTCAAGATTAGCCCTTTGTCTTGGCTGGCTCTTTTATGCCTTCTTACGCATACGAGCAGTTTTTTTTGCAATCTTCTTTGGCTGTTTCGAGAACTGCTTGCCAGCCTTCGTATCGCGCCGCTTCTTGGCAGAGGTCGCCAGATACTCAGCCGCAGATAGCTTCTCTCTGGTGCGCTTTGGTAGGTAGCGTTCACCAGTAGCCTTCTTACCCTGTGTTGATGGCTTGCCAGACTTGGTTCCCCAATCCTCTTTAGTCCATTTGCTCAGGCTCTTTTGTTTCTTTCCCTTGCCGCCACGGTATCCGCCACCAGCTTTTTTATATTGCTGTGCAAGCATCTGAGCTTTACGGGCAGACCATTGACCAGCCTTGCCGCCTTTACTGCCAGCCATAATCTTCTTCTTCAGACGCTCACGCAGTTTTGGTTTGGTGTACTTACTCATCGCCTAGACCTTTTTTATATCTCTTGCCATTATATGTCAGACACTCTTTACGATTTACATACGGAGCGTCAGCGCGATAGCTGACATGAACCCACCCGCTGTTGGGCTTCTTAGCACAATAGAACTCTAAGATGAGTTGGTCAAACTCCAGATTGTCCCGTATCCATTTTGCAAGCTCAAGGTTAGAAACGCCAGCCACCTCGAAGTCAACGGCCTGACCCTTGGCATGTTGGCTCGACACCTTACTGCCGATTGCCTTGCATAATTCCTTGCTTCTGTAGCCCGATGAAGGGGTGATACTACGGCCAAAGTGTTTTCTACACGGCTCTAGGACGTGTAAACACACTGCTTTTAGGGCTGTTTTGTGCTTTTCCGTAGGGGTGTTGTCTATGCCACGGCGCCGCGCTGTCTGACTCTTGGTCAACTCAGACAAAGAAAAGTTCTCAGAAAGATAGCCCTCACGCAAAGGTGCTATTTCTTTTTTCTGAGGCTCATCAGTTTGTCTGCTCCTTTTATTCCGAAGGAACTGGAGACAGCTATGAAGAGGAGATATTGATACCATTCTGGAAGCTCATTTAATACTGCGAAGCCAGCCTTAACATCATCTGTCAGGCTAGGGATGAAAACTAATATAGACGGGAGGAGCAGAACCACGAGAGCAAACTCATCTTTCCACGAGTCCTTGGTCGAATCTGCCATGTTCGCTTCCCAACTGATTTCACCAGAGGCAACCTTTTTTGAAACCTCTGCATCTGCTTTCGCCTTTTCAACTTTGGCAACGGCTTTCGCCTTCGTCTCTTCGACTTTGCCTTCCATCCAGCTGCCAGCAATGTTGGCAATCGGGCCGATTAACGTATTCAACATTTATCTCTCCGCGAATCAATTTGCTCAAGCGCATAGTCTAGCTGTTGCTTCTCATCATTAAGCAGGATTGTCTCTAGTGGTAAATTAAACCTCACAACCCCATGCTCGAATACCGCTCTAAAATAACACCTTCTGATGTCTAATGCTACTAGACATAGCAAGTCAACGGAAGATGGGTCTAACGGGCGCTTTGCCTTGGAGCCACAAGCTGTGTTCCACGAATATCTGGATGTAGGTTTGCCATGCGGACGAGACGTTGTTTTAATCTCAACTCTGTAATGAGTTTCATCGTCGCGCAAAAGAAGCATGTCAAAGGATGATTGCTGGCAGAGTACGGTGCGATAACCAAGAGCTTCGATTATACCAGAGGCGATAAGCTCCCCCGCTCTGCCTATTTTTACCTCGTTCCCCTTACCCATGATTTACTTTTTTTTGTATTTCTCAATCAGGGCTTTAACGGTTTCTGTTTCATATATTCTCAGAATGACCCACGCAAGCGAAGCAACCGCAGTGACCTCTGGAATCCAACTCATATAAGCCCCCATGGTCACGCCACCAGCTCCTAAATCTATTGTTTGTTTCATTTCTTCGTTCATCTCTTCTGGTTCCTAGTGACCCCGATAACCTACTGTATCAGGTTTTTATTTTTTTTCTATGGTTTTGTCGGCCAAGATACAGCAAACGGAAATCCTTGTTGCTGTGGTATATCACGCAGAGACTGCCGATAGGCTGTCATTTCGCTTGACATAACTACGTCTGACAAAGCCATCCAATCTGTTTCCGACAGCAAATTGTCGCGCTCAGACCTTACGGCATTTTTGGCGTCTTCCTCTGAAAGATTT